TGAAGCGTACACTTAAGAACGGTAAATCTCTTCAGTTTATCTACACTGGTCGTACTAAGTCTGAGTTTCATACACCAGGAAATAGCATCCTAGGTAACTCTGACGGTGCACCTCCTGTGGCGGAAAAGACAATTACCATTGATGATCTGCTGATCTCCAGTGCATTCGTTTACAACTTAGACGAAGTACTTTCGCATTACGATTTGAGATCTGAGATCTCACGTAAGATCGGATATGCACTCGCTGAAAAGTATGACCGTCTTGCATTCCGTGCTGTAGCACGTGGTGCACGTCAGGCATCTCCTATCACTAAGACTGGCTTTGTTGAGCCAGGTGGTACTCAGATTCGTGTTGGTTCAACTACCAACGATTCTGATGCTTTCTCCTCTGCAGCTCTGGTGTCCGCGTTCTACGACGCAGCCGCTGCTCTCGACGAGAAGGGTGTCAGCTCGGACGGACGTGTCGGGGTCCTAAATCCTAGACAATACTATGAATTGATCCAAGCTGTTGGAAGCAATGGTTTGGTCAACCGCGACTCTCAAGGAACCTCGCTGCAAGGCGGCAACGGCATTGTTGAGATCGCTGGTATCAAGATCTACAAGTCGATGAA